AAAGAGGCGGGTACCCGAGGTGCTGTGGAACCCGCTCGCCGCCATAACCGTATCCTATCCTCCGCTGGTTGGCAAAGAACCGTGGCACAGATTAAAGACGTTGCTGATATCGCCAGTGCCACTAGGAAAACTCGCGATAGGGACACTGGTGAAATAAAGTATGAATAGCGCGAGGGGGGTGTACGAGATTAGAAACACCGTTAACGGGAAACGGTACATCGGGTCTACGTCTTTAACTTTCGCGAAAAGGTGGGCACAGCACAGTAGCGACTTGAGACTTGGTAAACACCCCAATAGCCACCTTCAACGTTCGTGGAACAAACACGGTCCAAGGTTATTCACTTTCAAGATACTCCTGGTATGTAGTCAAGCGGACTTACTGATGTTTGAGAAAAGGTGCATCGATAGACTAAAACCTGAATACAACATTTGTCCTGTGGCGGGGTCGCGCATAGGGGTGAAACTAACAGACGAACAAAAGGCGAGGATATCAAAGGCTCACACAGGTAAGAAACTCTCCGCCGAACATAGGGCAAAGCTAATTAAGTCGCTTCTAGGGAACAAGCATCGCTTAGGGCATCATCCATCGGAGGAGACAAGGGCAAAGATAGGGTTAGCGAGTCGAAGCAATAAATACAATCTAGGGCGCAAGCCCACTGCCGAAACACGAGCAAAGATGAGCACTGCGAGACTGGGGAAGAAGTGTCCTAAGTCACCAGAGCAAAGGGCTAATATATCCAAGGCGCTCTCGGGCAATAGTAATCGTTTGGGGCGTAAAGCCTCAGAAGAGACACGAGATAGGTTGAGGGTGTCTCACTTGGGGCATAAGCACTCCGAAGAGACAAAAGCTAAAATGAGGCTAGCGAGATACAACCGCAAGCCAATCTCAGAAGAGACACGGGCCAAGATGAAGTTAGCTTGGATTCTGCGCAAGCAAAGTAAAGGTATAGGCGCATAAAGATGGCCTTGGATATTGGAGCTATACAAGCCACCCTAACCATGACCGAGGATTTCTCGGTTGTGTTGGCCAAGGTGCGCGATGAGCTAGATAAAACCGGGGTAAGGACACAACAGGTTGGCGATAACATAGACGCCTCCACACAGAAGATTCAATCAGCGTACAACCGTCTTGCGAGTAGTCTGGACCCTGCTACCGCCGGTGCCATTAAATACACTCAAGCCCACTCTACTCTATCGGCGGCCTTAGACAAGGGCATCATCTCCCACGAGACGTACACAACATCTCTCACTGCCGCCGGAGAGAAATTCCTTACGGCCGGTACCAGTGCTCAATCCTTCCGTGATCTAATTGCAGGTGTAACCGAAATCGCGGGGCAATGTGGCACTGCTACGGCCGAGCTAGGTGGTAAGCTAGACAGTCTCATAGGTAACTTCTCTGGGCTTGGTGCCGCTGTAGCTGCCATGGGGCCACTTGTTCTCCCCATAGCTGCTATCGCTGCTGCCCTAGCCGTGGTCGCCGCGGGATTCGAGGCAGTAAAGATATCGTACGACTTTATCAAGGACGCTGTAACGGAGGGCATGAAAACCCAGGCGATCATAGAGCAACTTAATAACACCCTACGCAACACGGGCTCGGCATCAGGGTTAAGTAGCGCCGACATGATTAAGTACGCAGATTCCCTTCAATGGGTTAGTGGCGCTAGTAAGGACGCCATCATCCAAGGCGAGGGGATGCTAGCCCGGTTTACCAAGATAGGTCCGGATGCGTTCAAGCCTGCTACCCAACTCGCTCTCGATTTCGCCCAAGCCACTGGCCGCGATGTGCCTGAGTCATTCAAGCTAATTGGTGTGGCACTAGAAGGGGGTCAGAAAGCCTTCCGTGCCCTCGTTGACGTGGGGATTATCCTCGATACAGGGCAGAAGGCGCGCCTCAAAGACATGTTGGCCATGGGGGACGTGGCGGCCTACCAAGCCCTCATGATGGAAGCCCTCCGGAGTAAGGTTGCCGGGGCCGCCGCTGCTTATGAGCAAACCTTGGCAGGCTCTATCAATAGAGCTGAGAAGGAGTTAAAAGCAGCCAAGGAGACTATTGGTTCTGAGGTTATCCCTGCGCTGGAGGACTTGTTTAGAGTAGTAACCGGGACTGCTGGTGGCTGGGATCAAATACACATTAAGATTCAATCTGCCGCAACTTATATCGGTGAAGCCGTTCGTAATATGGTGTACGGGGTAGCGTCGCAGCTAATTGAATGGAACATTGACTGGTATGAAGCCAAGGCATCGTTCTTGAGTTTTGAAGAAGGGTTATTAAGTGTTAGTGAGCCTGTGTCTAAATTTATGTCGAACGTCCTCCATATTCCATTTGTGGATATCAGCGATAAACTTAACAAGGTAAGGACCGACATACAGGACACAACGGATGACATAAACACTCAAGCGGTCAATTTGGCTACTCTCACTTTACAGTATAATGAGCATCGGAAGGCCCTTGAAGGTAATACCATTGTCCTCCCAAAGGTTAAGACCGGACTTGAAGACCTTAAAGCGGCACAGAAGAGTGCAGGGGAAGCTGCTGATGGTGCCCGGGCCGCCGTAGATAAGTACATTGTTAGCCTGCAAACCCAGGAGGCCACCCTAAGCAATTCTATCGCGAGTAATCAGGCTCTACTCGTGGCCCTTGATAGCGGACTCCCTGCATATGAGGCTCTAAAGCAGCGGCAGATTACATCCGATGCTGTAACCAAGGCCATCACCGCAAGCAATAAGACGTACCAGGATCAACTAATATCATTAGATAAAACCCTCTCTGGTTTAGAGAGTAAACAAGATAAGGATACCACCCATAAGGTTAATTACGGTGCGGCTATTGTGGGGGTACAGGAGCAGATAGCCCGACTCACTAGCGAACACGATAAATACATTGTCAAGATAAAGGAACTCATCCCATTAGAGATTGCGGATAAGGAAGCGGTAGCTGAGAGAGATGCGGCGTTGAAGGCTACTCTTGCTAATACCCAAGCCGTTGCCATTGCTCGTGCTCAGTTAGCCGATGCTGAGAGTAGGTATACCAGTACCGCCGCTCAAGTCACTATCGTTATCGCCGCTCAGAACAAAGCCTTCTCTGAACTCCATGTGATGAGCGGGCAGGCATATGATGATCGTGTCCGCGAGTTAACCCAACAGGCCCAATACATTCAAGGGTTGAAGGATCAGAAGTTTATCCAAGATCAGATTAACGCGGCCACCGATGCGATGGCTAAGCTCCGTGCGCAGATAGCGGACACCAACGAATTAAACTCGGTAACCCAAGCGTATGGTGCGACGATCTCCGGTATCCTGTCCAAGTATGGGCTATTGTCTACCTCTACCCGTGAACTCAACATCCAAACCCAACTCCGCAATGATCTCCAGAAGGATCGCATAGCGGCCAATTCCAAGGAAGCCCAAGACCTAGAGAAATTCATCAGAGCCCAGGACGCCTATACCCTATCCCTCAAGGCCACCCAGGCCCAAATCGAGGCCAACCAAGCTGTATGGAAATCGTACGATGCCACGATAACCAACAGTAATCAGCAATTCCTATCTGGGTTAAATACCCTCATCGAAACGGGCAAACTAAACTTCCAGACATTCGTAACCCAACTAGAGGACATCTGGCTCAAAGGTATAGAGCAGATGATTGCTGCTGCCCTAGAAAGAAATGTCGTTGATAGTTGGACAAGAGGGCTTACTGGTGCGGCTAACCCTGGGGGTACCCCTTCCGCTCAATTTGCTGCTGCTGTGGCCCAATTCGGCACATACGTCAACGCCTTAACCACTGGTAGTGGATTAGGTGGCGGGGTCGGCGGTGCTGGTGCCGGAGTATGGTCTGGCTTTAGTGCCCCCATCGCTAACTTATCTAGCGCGAGCAATGTTCAACAGACCGCGGCCAGTAATCAACAAGTGGCAGCTGTATCACAACTATCTGCCGCCGATGCGTTCACCAAGGGCGCGGCCATCGAGGCGACTACCGCGCAGATGAATCAAGCGACCGCGTATATCAATCAGGCATCAGCGGCGACTAATACAGGTAGTAGTGTCATTGGCGCTGGCGGTGCCGCTGCCGGCGCCTCTGGCTTTAGTAGTTTCCTTGGCGCCGTTGGGCTATTTATCATAGCGGTGGGGTTAATCAACCAATACACATCCCGAGAGGATGCAGCCCAAGCAGCCCGCGAATTTAACACTCAAGGTGATATCTTTATCGGGAACCTGGGTCCGTCGCTAGCTCGATACATTGTCCAGCCACCGCGTCTCCCGACTGGTATTGGAGGTGATCCTCCGCACGGTCCTGTGGGCGATGAAGGTGGTGGCGGTGGCCACGATCCTGGCATAATGAAGTCCGCTGCGGCAGCCGTACAATCGTTTCAATCGGCATATGGCGCAATCGGTGCCCTAATCAACAATCTTACTGCGGTAGGTAGGCAATTTACCTCCGCTATTCAATCGTTCCTATTGCAGCTGCAATCCGCCATGGGCGGGCTCATTACGTTTATGCCCAACGTGAGCGTGCTACTATCCGCCGACGGTAAAAAGTACGCCGTCACGGTAGGCGGCGCGGTAATCGGGTTCTTTAACAATCTCACCGACGCCACTAACGCCGGAATTATTGCTGGGCTACAGCACGCTACCTTTACTGGTGCCGCGAAGGCTATCGAAGACTACATACATAACGCGGTTAATATCCCGGGTATGGACCCGCAGACCCTTCTCAACAATGTAAAGACTCTAGCGGGTATCCTCCAAGCCCAAGCCGATGTACTCGCGGGTGCTGGCGCGGCCATCGCCAACGCGATGCAGAAGATAGTAGACACGGCTCAACAGGAGCGAGCCGCTGTCGAGTCCATGGGGATTAGTGGCGCCGATTTAATTACATTCCTTAAGGCCATCGGTGACGCTGAAGTCGCTGGCATCATGCAGCAGCGAAATCTCCTCACTGGTACAAAGGAAACCAATAAGCAGATCCAAGAAGAGCAAGCAGCGGCGTTCAATGCCAAACTAGCGATAGCGCAGGCTGAAGTCGCCACTGAGATATATACAGTAGAGGGGCAGATTCAAGCGGTCTTGGGCATGGTCAACTTCGGCATCGGGGTGATAACTCTAGCCCAGCTCCTGGTCCAGACCACGATCATTCTTTCACAGGCTGGTACGGATTTCGTCAATAATTTAATCGCCGAATACAACGCGCTTCAAGGGCTGCACGACCAGCTTATGGCGATCAAGCCGGTGGCCCCCGGCGACGTCAAGGTACCTGGCAGCGGTGCCACTCAATCAGTCACAACGCTAGCTCAAGCTCTCCAAATTCTCGATCAAGCAGCACTCGCTCTGGCCCAATTCGGCCTATCCGCGTACCGGGCTGCACTCCTCAAAATCGAAACCGATATCCATAATCAGGAGAAAGGGTTAAGGGCTACCTCTCAAGCCTATCGTGATCTAGAGCAGGCCGAGCGCGACCAGATAGCCCTTCTCAATGCGCAAACCCAAGCGGCGACCGATGCCACGGTTATCCCCCTCATCCAGCAAGCCCATGGGATATCTACATTCCGTATATCCCTCGCCACCCTTCAACGTCAATTCGATGACTTGTATGCTACTGAGAAAGCCCTAGGTGCGGGTAGTGCGGAACTCGGCCGTATCCGGGTGGCCGAGCTCCAAGCCGAGCACAATCTAGTCATGCAGATAGTGGGGGCACTATCCCTCCCTATCGACACCGCCCAAGCCAACGCCAAGAAGTATTCCGACGCCATCGAGGCACTTAACATTGGCCTCGCCGATGGAGCTATTACCGCCTCTCAATGGGCCGCTGAGATGGCCCAGATTACTCAAAAGGCCCAAGCCGACATCCTCACGATGATAGAGAACATCTATACATCGGTAGGGGATACGGCCGATGCGGAGAAGATAAAGGAGCAATTACAACAGATAAATTTTGAAATCCAATTGGCTCAGTTGCAAGTCATGGCAGCGGCGTTACTAGCTACTGGCGCTATAACCCAAGCTCTATACGATCAAGTGCAACGAATCGAGGCGTACTATACGGACCCAGCCCATCAACCTAACTGGGCAGCTATCAATGCGGGTGCCAGCGCGGCGGCTAGCGGAGTCCAGTCCTCGGCTAGCTCCATAGCGTCTGCGCTACAAACCCTAATTACCGCCTTCCACACCGCCAAAGACAACATCATGAAGCTGTACGATAGCCTTACATCGGGGACTATGGGAGGGGTGGCACCTGATAAGGCCATCGCAGCGGC